TTGGTATTAGTTTTATCTCCCCATGTACCAGCGTTTTCGCCAGTTGCCATTAGTTCTAAACCGAGTGTTGTAAATGTTGATGCCATAATTTAATTCCTATTGTTTTACTTCTTGGACAGCTAGCCTAACTGTTCCATCAGTGTAATCATCTCGTCTTCTTCTACCTATTTGTTCTCCACCAAATTTTTGAACTTCTTCTTTGTATTTTTGCTCGTATAATTGTAACATATCCATTGGTCCTTTTAAATAGGCATATGATTCTACTAAAGCAGCATATAGTAAACCATTTGGAAAATTTAAACTAATGAAATTTGTCTCATTGCTAGAAGCTTCTAACTTAGCTGGTATAGCATTGTAATGAATTTTGTATACATATGTAGCATTTGGTATTGGAGATAATAATATTGCTCCTGAAGTAGTATTTGTATTACCACTTGCTCCACCTTTCATAGCAAAGTATTTAGGTCTTCCTGTAACACGTGCACCATTAAACTCATCTAAGAATGTCATATCTCTTTTTTCTAAAAAAATTGGATTATTAAAAGCTGCTGTAGAATCAGCAACTTCAACTGCTCTTACAAACAAAGCTCCTGCTGGTACATTTGCATGTTCCTGGTTTGCCACTAAATTATCTTGAGCTGTTTTTCTATATGCATCACTAGGTATATCTCTAAAAATTCTGTACTCTGCATTTAAAACTATGTTCTCAATAACAGCATCAGTTAGCACGGTGCTAGTAACTTCTGTGTAGTTTCTAATATTTGTTCTTAAATCTGAGTAACTAATTCCTGCCATATTATCCTCTTTGATTTACAGGTCCTGCAAATACAAAACTGCCTCCACCTGTTCCACCTGTTGTTGCCGATGAAGCTAAACTAAAAGTAAAAGAGAAACTATATGATGTAGATACTCCATTATCTGTAATTGAGCTTGTTGTTCTTGTTATTATATACGATCCAAAAACTTTTGCACCTGAATTGTGTGCTCTTGCTGTTGTAACATTTGGTGTAACCCCAGTAATAGGAGCCGCTGTGCCTCTTGTACAGCCTGTTAAATTATTACCAGATTTACCTGTATATTGAATTGTTTCATTTGCAAATTTACCTACTAATAACTCATTAGTTGTATCATCAGAAGTTAGTACCTTTTCAATAACAATAAATCCACTAGTTGGAAAATTAGTTGCATCTGATAAAGTAATAGTAGTATCTGAATTAGTTAGATTTTCATTTAATGTAGTTTCTAATTCAAAAACACTTGAGGCAACACTACCTGCAGAAGATTTTACAGATGTAAATCTAATAGCATCACTTGTTTGAAAAGAATTTGTATCAATTCCTTTACTATCAGGAGAAATATAAACTACAACTGAAGTTAAAGATGAAGAAGTAATAAAAGGGTTATCCATTAAAACACTAGGCGTTGCAAATTCTACTCTATCTGGCCTTGCATTTTTAAGACCTTGTTCATCTCCGTGATGAGCACTTATTTCTAATTGAGGATGTTTTGATTCAAATTCTGATTTATGTACAATAGAACCACTCCATTCTTCAACCATTTCAGTGTATGGAAATTGCATTCCTGATCTATCTGATATTGCTTTTGAAAATTTTCCTCTTGCCATTATGTTCCTGGGTAATACACTTTTGGTGTTATGTGAACACTAGTAGAAGAACCATCTTCTGATAATGCTCTAGCTAATTCATCTTCATAAAGTAATTTCATTTGTTGAACTAACTGTGGGTTAAATTTTTGTGATAAGTAAAAAGCTAGACCAGATACCATACATGGTACAAATCTAAATGGAACATCTGTTGCATCTGTATAAGTAGATGATGCGTCTTGTATTCTTTTTACAAAATAAATATGAGCAGCTTTTGCTGCATTACTAGAATCAGCTGTTGGATAAACTGTTACAACTGTTTTTTCTACAAATCTTTGAACAAAATATTTTGATGGTGTTCCTTTTGATAATTTATTTGCTAGAGCTGAATAAGTTGATCTGTCTATTTTTGTAAGTGCAGAATCTGCTTGAGCTACTGCAGTTCTACTTGTTCTTAAAGTTGCTTCAAGAACATCTGCTACACCATAAGTATTAGCAGGATCTGTAACTGCACTTGTTCCATCACCGGTTGATCTAAACAAAATATATTCTGCTTGACCTTCAACTAAATTAATATCAGCTTCTCCTACTTCCCAATAGTGCAAACCTCTATTGCCCCATTCTTGAAACATTATGTTTAAAGAACGTCTTGCTGTTTTTAATTGATATCCAGAGCTTACTTGTGAACCAATACGTTCGTATGCTTCTGCAATTATCTCATCAACTGCGAACGTCTTGTCGAAAGTAACTGTGCCTGAAGTTGTATTGGCCATATGTTACCCTCCTATGAATATTCTTTAATAAATTCAGCTATGATTGTGTACATGTTGCCATCATCTGCGGCACCTGGAACTACAAAATTAATATCACCATTTGTGTTAGCATCTCTACTTGCTGGACAACCACCAAATTCTCTAAAGTCCCAATATCCTGTTCCTGTAAAACCAAGTAAAGGTCTATCACCATCTGAATCTTCAAAATCTAAACGAGCAAATGAATCTCCGCCGTCTCCGCCTTGAGCTGAGAACCATACTCTTTGTAAAGTTCCTCTTGTTACAGCAGTACCATCTTCTCTTGCGGCCAATGCTGACACATCAAAAAATACAGTTGTTCCACCGTTTCCATCTGATTGATTTACTAATTTGATTACTACTCTTTTGTCGTTTTCTTGTAGGATTTCTGGTCCTGTTACTACGTCTGCCATTTTATTTACCCTCCTTAATTAAGTAAATTTAAGTGGGGCCGAAACCCCACTCAAGTTATTTATTATTAGCCGTTAGATGTATCTACTGCCATACCAGTAACTCTAATCCATAATTTACCTGCTGTGTAAGCGGCATTAGTTGCTGCTCCTGCAGTTAAATATATGTGTTTTTTAGCTGCTGCTAAATCAGCACCTGCGTCTGCAGTTGCATAGAAACCTAAAGTTAAGTCACCATTGTTAAGTAAGTTTGTTCCACTAGTTACTGCTGCATCTTCTGCATCAGTAGCTGTTGCTGAACAATCTAGATTAATATCTGGATCTCCACCTGTTGGTACTTCTGTACAACCAAATTCAACTAACATTGGTACACCATTAATTTCATGATCTATTTCTGCAATGTATGCATTCGCTGCGTCTGCAGTTCCAATTACATCACCTGCTGATCCACCTGAAGAAGCTCCACCATGTAAATCAATTAAAATTGTAGTAGTAATTGTTCCACCTAGTTTGTCTACAAATGTGTTGATTGCTGCATCAGGAAAACCTGATCCATGTGCTGCTGGTGTGATTGTACCTAATCTTGTTGCTGCTGTACCAAGAGAAGCATTGTTTGCTCCTGTTGATGTTCCAGCTGCTACAATGTTATTTCCTGTTGCTGCTACTTTTTGAATGTCGATACCACCGTCAGAAGCTACTTCTAACTGATCAGTAAAAGCACCTTGTGCATCTTTTGATACAACTTTTAGACCAGATTCTGATCTAACTATTCCGTTAAACGTTGTTGTTGCCATTTTATATTCCTCCTAGAATACATAAATGTAGTCCCTAGGGATGTCGACTGTACGCGTCTACATTTACTTTATTTTATTTAATGTACAGTGTGGTAATTATACAACAGATTTATATAGAGTGCAAGAGATTCTGTAGTGAAAGTGGTATTTCAGTGATGTAGCTTTTTACTAAGTAGCTACGGAAACTTGTGGTGCAGAATCTTCTACTTTGTTAACATGTTGTGCTAACTCAGCTTCTTTCATCTTAATGTCAGATATTACTTCTCTAACTTTATGGTCTATTTTGACCATATCAAGGGTATATCTTCCCTCGTTAAGATGCTCCTGCTCCCAACTCAACTCCAAGGACCTTTTTTGTTTGTATAGGTCTCGTAAGTTTGTCATCGTTAATCTCCTCAAAGGTTAACCATTTTTTAGTCAAAGAATAAAACCCTGACTTCTCCCAATTAATATCATTTTTTCCTAGTTTGTCAAGTATAGCATTTTCTAGTTCTTGAGAACTATCATTAGCCATAACTTTGAACTCGGTTATGTAGCCGTAGGCAGTGATTTTAATTAAGAATTTTTTCATTGAGTTTTATATGTTGCAAAAAAAATGAGGCGGTTTTAAGGCCGCCTCACAATTATTTATTTAGACTACGCTGCTCCTGGTGATCCGAAGATACCTCTAGGGTCTGAGAATCCAAATGAATATCTCTCTCTAGCTTTGTATCTAACGTTTCCAGTTTCGAAGTCGCCTTCCATCGAAGTTTTTACTGGTGCTCTAACAAACATTTTCAGTCCATTAGGTACATCAGTTTTGATGAAAAACGCATCTGTGTCAGTCAAGTAATGATTAACCACATAACCTTGTGGAATCATTCCCATGCTGCCAACTGCGTTGATGTCATTGTCAGCCGTTCCAGTTCTACCTTGAGATTTCATTAATCTCTCAGCTGTGAATTGAAGCGCAGAAGGAATTATCATTTTAACTCCCTTTGCTGCAATTTTTAGTCCTCTTTCATCAGTCATTGCTGCGATATCAATTAACGACTGCTCTAACGATGTTTCGTTAAGATCAGCTGCAGTTGATAGTTCATTTTTGAACGTTCCAGCAACGATTGGGTGAACAGCAGAACAAAGTTCTACTCCATCACCACCTGTGAAAGATGAGCTAAACGCGTTGTTTAACACATTTGCTGCTTTAACTTGTTTCGCGTTAGCCATAGATCTAGCTAATGCTTTTGTATATCTAGACGCAAGTCTGTCATACAAATTGTCTTCAATCGCTTCTTCAGTGATTGAGAACGCTAAAGCAAGCGTTTCGTGAGTGTATCTAGCAGTGAAAGATTCCTGTGCTGTATCGTAGTTTACGCTTGAACCTTCAGGTTTAACTGAAGCGTTTGCGAAGCCACTTAACATTACTTCTTCTTCGAAAGCCCTGTCAGAATTTTCTACATCGAAAATCTGAGTGTGCTCATCTGCATAGTTCTTATATTCCAGGCCGAATAGTGCATTCAAACCTGGCTCTAGTTCCTTAACTAGTTGTGCTCTTGATATTGCCATAATAATACTCCTATTCTATTATACGCCTGTTGTTAATTTAAAGACATGTTCACCAGTGTTGAACACAACATATGCATTTGCATTTGCTGTAGCTTCGTCACTGTTGTCCGGGTCTTTTGATATACCGATTTGTTTAAAACCGCCTGATGTGCCTGAAGAAGACGTGTCTAACTCAGAAGTCGATTGACCAGTAATAGCAGATCCTGCTACTCCTGTAAAATCAAAAGCTGAATTATTCATCGCCGCTGTTCCAGTACCATCATGTTGTACTTCATAAATGATATTTGGATCTGCATGCACTGTAGCTACTATATCCGCTGCCGCTACTTGTGTATAGGACGCTTTAAACGTAGGTTTACTTGTTGTGGGGTCAGTAAAAAAACAACCACCGAATACACCCAATTGTTGTGTGTCTCCCGCTGCTGCTGGTTCAATA